GTTAGTATTCAGTAATACTCTGAAGAAGACCTGTGCCGTCATACGTTCATCTTGCGTACCGTCGCAATGCAAAAGCTGCTGCACAGAAATACAATGTTAAACCTCAAAAAAATCTAGAAGAAGTTGAACGCGCTAGGGAAGATTTCGGTTTCTTTTGCGAGTACATGGATGCAAAAAAGAAACCTGCAAAACACCATCTTGATTGGCATCGTCATTTTGTAACCGGTGAAGATAGTTCTTGCCTTCTTAAAATTGCCGGTCCCAATATTGATTTGCTTGCCCCAAGAGGTTCGGCCAAAAGTACCATTTTGGGATTACTCACTGCATGGGCAATTGGTATTCATGCTCAAAAGAAAATGCCTTTGCAAGTTCTTTATCTTTCATATACCGTTGATATTGCCCGTTCTAAATCAGCAACTATTAAACGAATTATTGAAAGTAAAAAATATCAAGAAGTTTTCCCAACTGTACGCCTTCTTAAAAACGTTACCAGTAATGAGTATTGGTCTATTGACCATAAATTTGCTGGCATCGATGTTACAGGTGACGAGCAATTCACTCTTTGTGCTGCAGGCCTTAAGGGTTCAGTGACATCCAAGCGTTCTCATCTTGTAATGATTGATGACGCCATTAAATCAGCAGCAGATATTTCTAATCCTGACATTCGAAAGATGATGCAGGATAACTGGAATGCTGTGATCGCACCAACGATGTTTGAGGGAGCCAGGGCTATCTGCCTTGGTACTCGCTTTAGACACGATGATATTCATGCCACTACTTTTAACGAACAAAACAACTGGACTCAAATTGTTTTATCAGCAATTCAAAATGATCCGATCACTGGAGACGAAGAGTCTTATTGGCCAGAAATGTGGTCACTTGATTACCTTAAAGAAAAGAAAAGACAAGCACCTATTGCTTTTTCTTTTCAGTACATGAATAAAGTTATCAGGCAAAATGAGTTGTCTTTGGCACCAGAATTAATTGTAAAAGCTGAAATTGCAACTGAGTTTGATGCACTCGGCATAGGTGTTGATCTATCAGCTGGAATTAAAGAAAAAAATGATTACACAGTTATTATCTTGGGTGGACGGATCGGTGATCGCATTCATATTATTGATTATCGTCGATTGCGTGTAATGGGGAACTTGGAAAAGCTCGATGCAATGAAAGAACTTCTCAATGACTGGTCTGTACTAGGTCGAGATGATAATGGGCATTATTTCCCAACATACTCAACGTGTGATATTTGGTCAGAAGCTGTCGCATATCAAGCCTCTTTGGAAGCAGATTTCAAACGAGTTTGTTTAAATGATGAAGGATTGTATAACTTAATCTGGCATCCTGTTAAAGGATTTCGTGCAGACAAACTCGCACGCTTTAGAGGAATCATCGGCATGTTTGAAGATCGTAAAATTATCTTTAATCGTTTTCGAAATTTTACCAATTTGTTTGAAGAGCTTACTAACTTTGGCGTAAGTAGTCACGACGATTGTGTCGACGCTTTAGTTTGGCTTGTGACTGGTCTTGCCAGGAAAGGTCAATTGCATCTTGATTTTTAAAACTATAATTAAAGAAAAGAAATTTTCACCGTGGGTCCTGAATATTTAGCAATCGCTATTACATCAGTTGTATCAGCAATTACAGGAGGATCCTGGATTGCAAGTAAACTTCTTGATAGACAACAAGAACGCTTACAGCAAGCTCTTGATTACATAACCTCACAAAAAAGAAGGATTGATCTTTTGGAAGACCAAATCAATAGGATGCCAATCGACTATGTACTTAAGGTTGACTTCTTAAGAGAAATTCAAGAAATGCACGATAACTTTCGACAAATTAATAACAAGCTTGATAAGCTTATAGAAAAGCTTTTGACAAAATGAGCTACATTCTTGAAGTAGAAGAAGACGAAGATGGCGAGCTGTTCCTTACTTTCCCAGACGAGCTGATGGAGGAGGTGGGATGGGGTTACGGTGATATTTTAAATTGGGACATAAAGGGAGAAGGGGTTATTCTTACCAAAGTTTGTGATCCTCCTGGGTACGGCCAGGAAGAAGACGAGTAAAATAAAAAAATTAAAAGAGCAAGCACATGCTTAGAACTGATGGTGGATATGGGGTTCCAGGGATGCCTGGTAATTTTGGTGGTATGAACCCGGCTTTAATGCAATTCAGCCAAAATCAATACCTTCCTTCTTCACCTAATTTTGGAGTAGCAGGAAATCCTTTTGGATCTGATTTTGTTATTCCTAATAAAAAACCAGCAGGGCAACCAACGCTCCCCGGTGAAAACAGGCGCATGATTGAAAATGTCTACGGCTCTCCCCGGCCGCAAATGATACCTGGAGCTACAGCTTTACCTATGGCCTTTGGAAGTAGTAACTTACCAAACGCTATTGGTAACATGGGCGGCCTGCAGCAAGCCGGTTACTACCGGAACGCTTGAATAACATAACTTAAAAACTGCTAAGATTAATAAATAAAAGGAAAAGAGCTAATGGCTAGTGACGCCAACGCCAGACTTCAGGAAATCGTCAATGCTTACATCGAAAAAGATGGAGGCGCGATTGTTGACACCAGCGTTGTAGCGTCTCACCTGGCGCAGATGAAGTTGTTTGGCATCCGTCAGGGTGTTGAATTTTTCCCGTCCCAAGACAACTTCGGAAATCAACGCAAAGATTTTATTGATCGTGTTCTTAAATACAACCAGTTAGATACTCGACTGGATTCTATTTGGGATTATCATCTCTGCGACGGTAAAGGGCTTTTTTACATTCGTCCCACAAAGCAAAACTATAGGCTTTACTACTTCCGTGAACACGAGTATCGTTCTTTCTACAATGTAGACGGAGAGCTTGAAGAAGTTGTAATCATTTATAGCTATAAAGTTCGTCGTGGTTTTGGCTTTGGTGACAATATTAATGTCACCAATATGACTGGAGGCGTAACAACTGCAGATCAAGGTGCCAAACGTTATATAAAACTTTCAATTAAAGCAAAACAAATTGAAGAGACTCATTCAGAAGGCGAGATGTCTTTTGAAATGCCTTCTTTTGCAAATCCAGGCAAGACTAAAACTTTTAAAAACTCACTTGGATTCATTCCTTGTGTTGAAATCTTTAACAATCCAAAAGGCTTCTCAATGGAAGGCTTTAGTGAGTTTGCTGCGCTAGCCAATCACATTGTGACGCACGACGACCTCGTGCGAACGATGCGTAAGAACGTTACTTTCTTTGGTAACCCTACACTTCTTTCATCTCGTCCCAAGACGGACTTGATGGAGTCAGGCACAGACGGTGCTGTACAACGTCCCTCGATTGCAGCCAACTCAGGTTTTGGTAGCCTCAGTGCCTACAGTCGATCAACCTTTAAGCAAGATCCGATTAGTCGCGGTGTTGATGGTCAAATTCGAGTACCAAGGGTTATTGCTAACCTGGAACCAAACGACCGAGTTGGTTATATAGTTCCAGATGCAATTACTGGAGATCAAAACTCATTTGCACGCCAGTATCGCGAAGAAATTCGTACGGCACTAGGTGGGGTAGATGAACTATCTATCTCAGCAGGCGTAACTGCCACTGAATATAAATCACTGTTTGGACGTGTTGCTGCAACATCTAAGAAAAAAGCAAATTCTATTTATACTCACGGCATTTGCCGTTGTCTTGAATTAATTATCTACCAGGAAGAACGTTTATTCCGTGAAACACTAGCGGCTGCTGCTGGCATTGAGAAACCAATAGAACCAGCTGATGGTGCATCTTCGGATGATTTAGATCTATACGAAGCAGCCCTGGATGGTTTTAACGAACAAATTAAACAATTAATGTTTGCTTCTGTTCAAAGCCAGCAAATACCTCCTGGTGTTACGGGTCTCATCCCAGATGGAGATGTGACTATGCTCTGGAGATGGATGGGACCTGTCTACGAAGATTCAACGCAAGATATTTTGAATAACTCTATTGTTGTTCGAAATCTGCAAGAATTAGGTGTTGATAGCATTGAAGCACTGAAATACCTCTTTCCGTCCAAAACGGAAGAGGAACGGGCCGAGATGTTATCTGGGTTCCCGTTCAGGATGGTGAACGAATTACAGAGTGCATACTCTCAATTTGCTCGCCTGGTGGGAGGCATGATGCAGACCCCCCATCCGCAATCACCGGATTTACCGATGGCTGCAGATCCCAGATTGGATTTAACCCCATATCTGTATCGAACTTTAGAAGCCTTACAAAAGGAGATGAGTTATGCAGGACGCTACCGTCCAATCGATCC